CAGATTGCGCGGGTCCATCATAATCTGCTGGTAGAGCGCCACATTGCTGCTCTGCGTCAGAAGATCGGTCATCTCTTCTTCTTGCTCGGCCAGCGTCTGCGGGATTTCCAGCGATTCCGGTTGCACAAGGACATTGCCCTGCAACTTGCTCAGTTCAATCTTTAGTTTCTTCTGCCCCGGCAGCGATGCGCTGAAGTCGGCAATGCGATTCGCCGCGGCAGACTCAACCGCTTGCTGGGAGATGGCGCACACTGCCTCGCACAGCGCGCCCCAAGGCATCGACCATACCTGCATTGCCTGGTCGCGCTTGAGCCGCGTGGTCTTGAACACGCCCTGGTCTTCGGAACCGTCTGCCTCTCCGAACGCCGCCGGCGAGCCGCCGTCCATCGCCTCGGGTCCGCCCTGGATGAGCCACTGAATGAAGGTCAGCAGCGAATCGTTGGGAACCGGCACGCTCTCGACGCCGGTAATGTCGCTGATTTTCAGACCTTTATCCTCAAGTCCAGTGACCGCCGTCACCTTCGCGGGGTCATTCGATTGAGAATTCAGGAGTTGCGTGTCGATATACGGCTCAAGTGCGTAGCGACGAGGAACCGCAGAACGGAAATAGCGATCAGCAAGCGAAATGTTTGCATTGAGAACCTTTTGCAGTGGAAGATAGTTCGTGAGCAGCGCCTCGCGGTTCTGCCCGTCGCCGGGTCCGGGATGCACGAACTTGACATGCTTCGACATGCGAGAATTGCGGCAGAATGCGAAGTTTCCGCCTGCGTGCCAGACTTCTAGGCCATCAGGGAAGGTTTCGAGGAACAATTCGCGGATTTCCTCGTCTTCGATGCCCTCGTACTCGCTCGGCTTAAAGAAGGTCACGCTCTCGGTGGAGTCGTTCTTGTACGCCTCTCCGCTGGAACTGGACGCCTGGACTGCCAGCCGCACATTGATGCGCGCCAGCCGGTCGATCTGGTCCATGCCGCCCACGTTTCCGCCGGCAGCGATCTTGTCGCGAACCCACGGATACTGGCTCTTGAGCTTGTTTACGGAGACTTCGTGCTGATAGCGGCACCAGCCCATCTCCTCCTCTTCGTCGGCCATGAGCGGGACTTTCCACTCCAGCTTTCCGCCGACAAAGGTTACTTCTCTGCGGGATGGAGCCTCGGACGAGTCTTGACTATCCCCGGAACCCATTGCGGAATCACTATCGCCTTCGCTCGGCTGCATCTCGGTCTCAGGCGTAACGCCGTCCGCTTCCTGGGCTCCATAAGTCTCCTGCTTTCTGTTGGGAAGTTCTGTCCCCCAGCGCGTCTGGTCGGCCACCGTGAACGTCAGGAAGCCAACGCGGTCATCTGTGCAGAAATAGCCAGCCGCCTTCTTGACTACTCCCTTGAGGTTTGCCTGATGCAGAAACACTTCAAGGAACTTCTCAGCCTCTTCGCTTGCGGCCTGGTCCATCGGATCTTCGTCGTCCACCGCGGCGACGGTCGTACCCGGCACAACCCGGCTAAGGAGCGCGGTAATCTTCTTGTGGCGTGCGCCAAAGACATTGCACGAGAACAGTTTCATCGCGTTGCCGGCCGCCATGACACTCTGCGCACCGTTGGCGCCAGATGAGCCGCCGAACATGCCCCAACCCTTCCAGCCCACATTCAGAAACTGGTAATTGCGCCGAAACAAGCGCATCTCCCACGCTTGGAGCACTTCCCAGATTCGCGCGGCAGAGTCCGTCTTGTTGACGTTCTGCGTAAGCTGCTCAATCGCTGAGACGTACTCGCCCAGTTCGTCCGGCCCGTAGATTTCCTCTTTGCCGTTTTCCTGCGCACCGCAGAACCATGGCGCAATTTTACCCGGCACGTAACCCGATGGTGGCCAGGGCATGGGCATCAGACGCTGCGCAACGGGTTCTTGCTCGTCTTGCTCGGTGTCGTCAGGGTTCAGCGTTGGGTCAGGCATTAGAGATCGTCTTTCTGTGGGCCATCGCTCAGGATCGGGCAGCCGTTTTTGTAGGTTCCCGCGCTGTCTACGCTCTTCTCTTTCCGCACTTCCTGCTGCACGTAGATTCGCTCCCACCCCTTGCGGAACTCGTCTGTTATCGGCTTTTGCTGCTCAAAGTCCATGCTACCCCCTGTGCATCGCGGCGAAACCCGCAGCCGACGCCTTGCGCCGACGCAACAGCGGCGAGTCGCCTGGCTTCGGCGTTTCCTGGGCGGCCGTCAGCTTTTGGTCGGGAGGAATATGCAGCATGGCGTGCAGCGCGCCCGGCTTCTCTTGGAAACTGCCTTTGCTGCCCAAATCGACGTGCTTGGTCTTCATGGTCGCCTCTGGCAATGACTTGAAGTTTGTCGCGGAATCCCACTCGGACACTTTGGCAGGTCCGCCCAGCGCCTTCTCTCCGGTTTGAGAGTGCGCCCAGCGGGCCTGCTTGAGTGAGCGAAAGGGCATTATTATGCCACCGGCGCAACGACGCGCACAACCTTATCGCGCGAATAACTGTTGCCATCATCCACGGCTAAGGTATCCGCGCCCGCGCCCACAACCACATAAATGGCTGAATCAACCATACCATTGGAGCCGATCACGCGTACCTGGTCGCCAGCCTTGATCGGGTCGGCATCTTCGGTGAACGGTACGAATGGCTTCTGCTCGCCACTTTGCGGGCCGACTCCATACGATCCTGGGTAGTCGTTTCCATCGCTGGTCTGCGTCCAGTTGTCTGGATAGCGACCGGTCCCTGAGCCGTCATCGATCTTGAAGAGTTCCTTTTCGACTCGGTGAAGGCGCTCTTCGAGTTCGCGAACAGTCTTTTGCAGTTCAATCTTGTTTTCGTCGTGCTGCTGCATGTGCAGTGTCATAGTGTCCTTTCCGGGAAAGCATGGGGTGAGGGTGGGAATCGAACCCACGGTTACGCGCAAACTTTAGTAGCCGCCGCCTTCGCTGGGTTCGTGCTCTTCCTCGGTAAAGTACTTGTCGAGGTGATCCTTCAGCGATTCCAGGTTCTCGCTGTCATGGGCCGCACCGGACTCGTGCGTGGTGGTGTGGTGGCCCTCCGGGTGGTGTTCGGTATGGACCGGCTTGTCGTTCACGTCCGGCTCATCGTCTTCGCCAGCGTGCATTTCGTCGGCGTCCGCGGGGTTCGCAACGGGCGCTTTCGCCATCTTCTTCGGCGGAATGCCGCCTTTGCCAATCGGATAGTTAAACATGCTGCTCCTTTTCTGGATTGCGTTGAAGTTGTGTCAATGCAATAGCTTGCACCGTATCCCAATCGAGAATGGGCTCGGTGAATTCGCGCGGCTGAACGCCGATGTGCTCGTTGATCATGCGCTGCTCGATGCGGGTGAGCGCGGCCAGGATCGCGTCGTGGCGCTCAGCCTGCTTCATCTCCATCGCCTTGAACATGGTCAGCGACGGAACATCTGTGACAGCCGTCACAATTTGCGTGATGCCCAGCCATGCGCGGATTCGGTCACGAAAGGTCATTGCGAACATAGTAGCACTCTACTCCCAGAATTGGAGTGGTTTCTTGGCTTTCTCGCGCCGATCCGTCTCGCGCAGCATCTTGAAATGCCGCTCCATCGGGTCCGGAGTGTTGGCCAAATCTTCGACCAGCGCTTCGTCGCGCGTCTTGTTCATCGGCGTCACGCCGAACGTCATTGCAAGCATATCCCCTGTGTCGGGCGATGACAAGCCCCGTTTTTTCATGTCCTCTTTGCGCTCAAGCTGAATCTGGTTCTTGTTTGAGTGGTAGTATTCCGGCCCCGTCAAGTCCGCCTCAAGCTCTGGATCGTCGGGAATCTGCGCAGTGACCAGCCAGTCGCGCAGTTTGCCCCAGACCTCGGCGCGCTTGTTGAAGTACATGAACTGGTCGCCAGGGGTGGCGCCGCCATGGAACTCCTCGATGCGAAACCATTCGGGAAGCATGATCTCAGGAGTTCCGCCTGTCTTTCGCAGCGTATGAGGCAGGCCGGCCGCCTTCCATGCCTCGGGCAGGTAAGTGCGCACGTAGTCCACCACGCCGCCGCCGATGCCGTCACCGTCCACCACAACCGAGCGTGGCCGCTCTTGAAGAATGCGCATGATGACCTGTCGGCCAACCTGGATCGTGTCCATGCCACGAATCTTGTCAGTCGTGACAGCGCGCAGGCCCTGCCGGTAGCCGATCACCGTCTGATCGTCGCCAAACCGCGCTACGTCCACGCTGAGGATCTTGTATGCCCTGCTCTGGTCGCCCACGTTGCGCTTGCGGGCATCTGCCACCACGTCACCGGCGATGAACTGGCCGGACCCGGCCCGTGGGAACTCACCCTTGACGCGGATGCGGATACGGTCAGAGTCCTCGCCCCAGTCC